CGCGGAACGCAGTGGACGTTCGCTTCATATCTTGATCTCTTTGATCCCGATGCCCGTCCAGCCTACGACTCGCCGCGCCGTCGTGCCGTCGATGATCTGCGCCTTCATTGCGTCGTCAACAAACCGGCACGGTACGTCGAACTCCCCGGACCACGCGGTAGGCGTGCCGCTTGATACCGATACCACCCCGGTTGTATAGCTGACCGAAACGCCAGCGCCACCAACGACCGACACCGCGTTCGGAAACTGCTGCGGCTTGGTGATCTTGCGGTTCCACGTACCGCTGCCAGAGGTATATCGCTTGTACATCTGGAACGTCGTCGACGTGAGCAGCACGAAGACGCCAACGCCCGCATCGTCGGGGCAACGATAGTCCGCCCAGTCCTTGTAACGGAACCCGCCTGCGCGCCCGGCTTGCACCATATAGAAAGCGCGCAGCGCAGCAAATATCTTCTCCCTGCGCGCCGCGTGGCTCACGTCATAGGTATGCAACGGCTGCGAGTAGGCGCGATTGGTATACTCATACCCGCCGCCTGTCTCCGCGATCTCCGTGCGCCACGTCGGCCCACCCGTAGCGCCGAAGCTGATCTTCTCGGGGAATCGGGGAGTCTCTTGGAACGTCATCGGGTTGACTCCCTCTCGTTGTCTGTAATCACAGGTTCCTCATCGCGCGATTGGCTTGCAAGGCTGCCTCTGCTGCCGCCTGCGTCGCGGTCTTGGTCGACGCCCCCGGCAGGACGTTGATCACTTGATTCAGGCTGACGCTTGTCTGCTTCTTCGATTCGCGCCGCGCCTGCAACTCGTCATTCGGGATCACTCTAGCGCCACGCGGCAGGTTGACCAGCTCCGGCCCACGCTCACCCACCAGCGCCAATCCGCCGGGCGCGAACGGGGTGCCCGAGGCGAAGCCGAACAGTCCAGTAAGAGCGCTGCCGATGCTGGAACCGACGCCGCCACCCACCGCGCCCAATCCGCTCGCAACGCCGCTAGCCGCGCTCGACGCTGCTACCGACGCGAGCGCTGCCGCTGCTGTCGTCGCCGCTGCGGTCAAAGCAGCGAGAGATGCGCTGCTCGTCACCGCGCTGGTCGACACCGTAAGCAGCGCCGCGTCCGCTGCCGCTGCACCGGTCAGTGCGGTCAGCGCGCTCGTGCTCTGCGCTGCTGCACCGGTCAACCCCACCGTCGCCGCGTCGCCCGGTTGCGCCTTGCCGAAGCCCACCGTCTGCGAGAAGAAGTCGCCGATACCTGAGAGCAGCCCGCCGGTCTTAAACAACGACTCGCTAATGTTCTGCGATGCGATGCGCCCGATGCCGGCGACGAGGCTCTTTTCCAGCGACTTGAGAATGTCGTTCAAGCTCTTGCCACCCTCGATCGCCGCGTTGATCGCCTCCTCGAAGCTGCCCGCAAACACATCTTGAAACTTCTTCGCTACGAGGTCGCCCGTCGCTGCGAGCAACTCCAGCTCGTTGCGCAGTTGTTGAACGTGCAAGATGTCCTCTTTCCGCCCCGTCTGCGCCGCTAGCTCTTCCGTTGCGGCGAGCTGTTGGCGTAGGCTTTCGACGTACTGCGACGTCACCTCGGAGCGCAGCCGCAGCGCATCAAGCGTTGTGATATTGCCTACTGCCAGCTGTACGTCGATGCGGCCCTGGATCACGCCGATCGCGGTCAACTCGTTGCCATAGCGCGTGGTCGCCTGGGTCAGCTGCGCCTGCGCATTAGTGATCCGCTCCACCGCGTCAAGTTGACTGAGCGCGACAGTGTCGCCAGCTGCGGTGAACTTGCGACGCGGTTCAATGTTCTGGCTCGCTTGCCGAATGCGCGTTGCCTCTGCCGTGTTTCCTTGCAGGTCCAGCAGCTTCGCGCTCAGCTCGACGAGCGTCTGCCGGTACTGCTCCGCCGCGAGTTGCTGAACAAACCAAGCCTTGACCGACTCGGTCGCCGCAGTCTGCTCAACCAGCTGCAACTTCTTCCGCACCTCCAACACCTTGTTATCGGCATCTGCGCGGTCAACCTGCGAGGTACCGCTGCGCGCCTTGAACGCTTCCAGATCCGCGATCTCCTGCGCGTAGGCATTGCGCGCAACGTTCAACCCCTCCAAGAGAGATTCTTGCCGCTTCTTGAAGTACTCATCGAGGGAGATATCCCCGTGCTCATAGTACGCGCTGAGAAACTGCTCGCGCGCGTTGAGCATCTGCTTCTCTTCCTCGATCAGCGCCTCCTGCGCCTTCAACCTCCCCTCCAGGATCTTCTTCGCCGGATCGTCAGTCGCACCGGCTCCCGACGTCTTCACCAGCTGCTGAAGCCGCCGTTCCTTTTCCTTCGCCGCCTTGGCCGCCGCAGCCGCATCACGATCATTATTACGCGCCGCGAGACGGTCGTTGAAATCGGCATTCTTCGGAAAATTCTCCACCGCCTGTCTCGATGCCGCGCTCGCAGCAAACTGCTTCGTCAACGCGTCGGTTGCAGGTGTTGCCAAATCGTCGAAGAATTTTTCATTGTCCGCTGCCATATCAGCCAAAATCTTCGCGCGTCGATCCTTAGATTTTTGCAAATCATCAAGCGACTTATTCAGGACAGCCGGATCGCCCCCCAACAGGTGAACGGACAAAGTCTCCAGTCCTCCCTTTGCAATAGCAGCATCAGTAACGAGCAACTCTACATTTCGCCCAACACGAGTTATGGTTTGCCCAAGGACAAGAAATGAATCAATTACAGCGGCAATTCCTAATGCTGCACTCTCTGCCCACTCACGAATCTTCCCCTGTGCCGTCAACTCGGCGATCGCACCCTTTGCACCGCCCGCGCCGGTAACCAAATCATAGAACGCTTTGACTACGTCGCTTAACGTCGGCAATAGCGCGTTTGCCAATGCGCGCTTCGTCGCATCAGAGTTCATGCTCAACGCCACGAGTTGATGCTCAAACTCCGTCGCGGCCTCGATGTTCTTCTGAAACTGCGTCGCGGTCAGCTCCGACTGCTTCGACAGATCGCGCAGGAACGCGCTCGTCGTGCCCCCCGCGCGCCCGATCAGCAGCAGCTGAATCGCTGCCTTAGTGCCGCTCTCCGGCAGCTCGTTGATCTTCTTCGCCAGCTCAAAGATCGCCTGCGTCGGATCGCCAAGAAACCGCGCGGTGTCCTTCGCCGAAATCCCCAGCGCGTCGAGGACCGCCCGGACCTTGCCGCCCTCCTCCTGATTGCTGATCAAAGCCTTCGAAAACCGCGCCGACATCTGCGCCACATCCACCAGGTCGGTGTGCGAGCGCCGCGCCGCGCCCGCGAACTTCGACAGATCTTCTCCGGACAACCCTGCCCGCGCACCGACCAGCCCGATCTCCTCCTGCGCCTTGATCGAACCGAGGATCATGTCAGCGAAGGCGTTGACCCCGAAACCAGCCGCGATCGTGGAACCGATGGCGAGGAATTTGTTACGTATCCCTTCCAGCGACCGCTGCATTCGCTCTGCCGACTGCTTGGCTTGCAACTCAGCCTTGGTCATCCCCGAAAAATACTCGGACGCATCTAACCCGAGCTGTATGACCAAACCAGCAAGACTATTCGCCATCATTCTTCTCCGGTGCGAACCCGATGCCCGCCTTCAACTCTTCCAACTCCTCCGCCGTCAGCTCCTCATCGTCGCCTTCCTCCTGCCGTTGGTAGAACAGGAAGTCATCGATCGACACGCCCTCCATCCCGCCCATCGTCTCGCCGATCAGTTTCGCAATCTGCGCCAAGCCCAACTCCAGTCTCCGCATCGGCAACCCCCTCCGCGCGATATATCTCGCCCACCTTGCCAACTCCCGCTCGCTCATGCGCGCGATGACCGTAAGCGGTTGGCCCAATTCCAGCGCGAGATCCATCACTAGCTCCTGGCGCTCCGTCAGTTTCCCTTGGTGGCCTCCTCTGCCGTCGCGTTGATCGCGTTCAGCACGCGTAGCGGCATCTTCGCCATCTTCTCTACGTGCTCCTCGTTGCTAGGGTCAAGCAGACGGTTGCCGTGCTCATCGCAAAGCAACCGCGTCGTCCCGCGCGCGACCTTCCACTTGTTGGCCTTGTTCGAAGTGTCCTCGATCTGCGCGTCGATCTCGCCGACCGTGATCTCACGAACATGAACCGCGCCCAGCCCCTTGATGAAAACTGGGCGCGGTTTCCCTCCTTCAGCGATGAGTCCATCCATCGCCAATAGCAGCTCCTGAAGGTTCATGGAGAACCCCGGTTAAGCCGCGATATCGACAGGCTGGCCGGTATTGCGCAACGTCGTGCTCGACTTCCAAATACCGCCGTTGCCCGCCGTCTCGCTTTGCTGCTGCACGAACCCGAGCTGGATGCGCTTCCCGCCTGTCTTTGGCAGGGTAACTCGAACACCCATCACATCTCCCGACAAGTGAAAGTCAGCAAGCGCAGCCTGCACCGAAGTGTCCGGCGCGTAGTTGAAGTCCAGCGCGGTTGTGCCAAAATCGGGCAGCCCGATCTCATACTCCGTTGCTGTGGAGCAGATCGTTGTCGCTTCGATCTCCGGCGACGATCCACCTTGCCGGTTGTAGTTCGTCAGTTCGCAGAAGCTCGAAAACGCAGCCTCATCGAACCGACCGCCGCTGCTGTACGTGGTATACCCGGTGGAGTCGATGCCAGTGAGCTTGAACGACGAGCCACTAACACCAGACACAACGAAAGTGAGACCGTTGACCTCGGTCATGCCTACCACCCCGTTGATCTGGACCACGTCACCGTTCGCCAGCGTGTTCGTCGCTGTCACCACCGCCGGATTTGCCTTGCTGATGCCCGTGATCGCCTGCGAAGGCGAGTTCGCACTGTAGTCCAAAATCACCTCGACCTTGCTGCCTTGCCACTTGTACCGTTTTCCTGCTGCCATTGCCGTTCTCCTTGCGTTTAGTTACTGAACCGTCAACCGACGGACCTCACCCGCTCGACTGCTGGAACACATAGTCGAACACCACTCTGTGCGTCTTGGTTTCCTCATCAAACGTCTGGAATCCACCAGGCTGTCGCGAGCACGGGGGGTCCGTGTTCTGCAGCGCTGTGATGATCTGATCCCGTAACACTAACACCGCACCATGCGTCTTCGCCACGCCGTCGATCTGCACGCGTACATCGTCTGTGTCTACGGCATCCGTCCCGCAGATCGTCTCCTCATCATCTTGCCCGATCACGGTGTAGCGAATCGCAGGCCACGTCGGCAGATCCGGCTCCTGCGGAAAGTGCGAGGGGTAGCAGCGCCCTCCGACGAGCCCGTTAAGCAGCGTATAAACCGTACCTTCAATCATTTGAAGTGCTTCGCAAGATACCGCGTTGACCTAACGATGCCCTTTCCCAGCTCATCCTTTACCACATCAATGGTCTGCCCTCGCACCTGCAACACCGAAGGACGCAGAAAGGGCTTCGCCGACATTCGCACCGTCCCAAACTCAACGAACTTCCAGTAGAACTCAGGCGGGTCCACGAAGTATTCCTTTCCCACTCGCCCAGCGCGCACGTTCGCGCGATTCTTGACATACACCCCTCCGCGCACCTTGAATACCCCTACCATCCACCACTCAAAGCCACCAACAGACTGCCGCTTCGCGCGACGGATATCAATCGCCTTGAGCATGTCCCCTGACTTGACGCTCTTGTTGCGGATGACGTTCAGCTTAGCCTGCTGCTTGATAACCTCCGCGCCCTTGCGCCCGGAAACACGCAATACCTTGGTCTGCATGTCAGAGTTGAACTTAGCGAAGTTCTGCCCCAGCTCACGCAATCCCAACACCTTCGTCGTTACGCTGAACATATCATCCCTCGTTCACGCCCCGCGTTACCGGCAGCGTCAGGTACTCCCACCCCGACCTCGGGTCTGGCAAGATGCCAGCGATATTGAACAGCTCATACACGCCGTTGCCAACGAAGTGCTTGAGCCGCATCGTCGCATCGATATCCGCCCTATACCTGATCATGATGCGCGTGGTCACCTGCGACGACAGGGTGAGCCCCGCCACAAACTCCTTCGCCGACAGCGGCAGGATGCTCGCTGGCACGTCGCGCGCCACCAGCGTCCAGGTCACCACCGGGTCGCCCGTATTGCTCTGCGCCGTGACCGGGCGCTCGATGTCCACGCGATGCTTGAGCAAACCTGGGTTCATGCTAGAGCCAACCTCAATTGGTAGTGGAACAACAGCGACTGGAGTGCCAGCTCCAACGTCACCGGCAGATCAACCGCGCCTCGGTTCTCGTCCCAGTGCGTCAGCAACAGCAGCATCGCTGACCTGAGAAGTCGGGGCAGCGGTCGATTATTTGGGCTGTCCTGCGCGCTGGTGTAGCCCACCTCGTAGCGCACGCGCACGGAATTCACCACGCCGTACGTCGCAGGCCACGTCGTGTTGATCAGTGGCAGCACCCAACCCGGCTCCTGGTCGTTGTCGAGCACGTAGAGCCCGGAAGCCAGCGTCTGCTCGTTGCCATCGCTGTCGATGTACTTGATTGAAGTGATGCTAGCGATCGGCGACATCGGCAGCTGAATCTCATTGTCCGGAAACTCATCGAGAATCACCTCCACCGTCTGCGGCGCCAGCGCGCGGCGGGTGTAGTTCTCGCACCACTCGCGCGCAGCGGAGATAGTTTCAAGGATCCACGGGTCATCTGGGTGCGACGGCGGGCTGTCCTCGTTCGGGATGATGCGCAGGTGCAATCGCGCTTCGGTCAACGTGATGGGTTCAGTACTTGGTGGGGTGATGATCTTAATGGTCATGACGGGGTCCGTTTCGCGGTTTGCGCGTTAGTTCGCTTCGCGGTCTGCTCGTTGTGTCGCGTCGCTGCGCCCGCCTTGGTGTTGCGATCGGAACGGGGCGACTGGAGTGTCGCATAATGCTTTGCCACCAAAATGGAAGGAGCCAAGCCGACGATCTCGATCGTCCCAGCCCCTGGTTCGAGCGACGAGAGCAGCGCGGCAGGTTCGAATCCGGAGACGACGATCGTACCAATGCCGGGGACTTCGATAACCTGATTCTCGGAAACAACGATCTGCGGACCCTGCCCGATGATCTCCAGCTGCGCGCAACCTGGTTGAGCAACAATGCCGACCAACAGCGCGGGCGCGAACCCGTTGATCACGAGC